TTATATCAATACCTTTATCCAATCTTTGCCACGATCATCATGATATTTATCGGTTTGTTGCTGGTTTTTATGGCCCAACAGATTTTTGGTGTTAATTCCCTGTTGCCGGTACAAACGCTCCGATAATGACCGCATTTCATGAAATGTCGGTGCTGTTCCTTCCTCCCATTTTATTCCGCATTTATCCCTGGCTTTCCGGAAAGTTGTAGTCAGGGTATTGGCTGTTACTTTTTCTCCTTTTTGCGCCTGTGATGTGGTGTGCTGATAATGAACTAAGTATTTACTGACAACACGATCACGGCAGAAAGTAATAACTTCGCGTAATGACATACCTATCGCCTGGCATCTTAGTGAGAGAGGGATAGCCAATTTTACGCCGGTTTTTTCCTGCTCGATATGGAGCATGTCGTCCCATACATCCGAAAACTTCATATCAGAAATATCTCCCAGACGTTGTCCTGTTACGACAGCTAACAGCATTCCGCATCTCAGATAGTGGGGGTAATGCTCCGCCTGGCTGAATATCGCCTGCCATTCTTCCAGTGAAAGCCGTTCGCGCTTTATTCTGTTTCGTGGCTGTTTGGTTGCCTGCGCCGGGTTATATCCAGGAGGAACATGGCCTGCATGCTGGGCTTCTTTGAATACGTCGATCAGCACCATTCTGACAACCTGAGCCATTCGGTTATGGCCAGCCGCTTTAACCTGATCTGTGATTTCAGCTATTTCCAGTGCGGTAATACCTTTAAGTTTCAGCATGCCGCAGTGTTCCCGGAATAAATTTACCGGTTTATTTTTCTGCTTCAGTGAGTTAGGTTTTAGCTCACCTTCACGTACTCGTTCATTCTGAATTTCGAGGTATTTATCAAGCCATACACTGACACTGATCCCGTGTCTGGCGTTTTTAATTCCTGACAGACGGTCATTGATACTCAGTATTTGTTTTGTTTGTTGTTCGGCAATTATCATATTTGCCTGGATAGCGACTTCCTTTGCTTCTTTCTCATCGGTACCCAGGCTGTGAAATTTACCTGTCAACGGATGTTTGTACTGCCAGTATGTCTTGTCGTTTCGCTTATCAAGTTTGCAGTACAAATTAGGGACAATAATATTATGAGAGCGTGGTCTCGCAGCCATCAGACAAAATCCTTCTTAACATATCGCCAGAATTGCCCGGTAATTGAGGTTTTGAAATAATTCCGACATAACGCGCATCACGATCTACCATCCATTTTTTACCGACTTTTAAAGCTGGTGGTACCATCATGTGTGATTTCGCATATTTATATAATGTCCGCCTGCTCGGAGCCTCATCACCAAACTCATGTTCCGCCCACGCTTCAAGATCTACCATTCTTGACATAGTTTTCTCTCCACACAATTTAGATAATAAAAAGCCGTTACTTTTTATAAGTAATTAATTCCCTGGTGTTGGAATGATGGTTATTTCTTTTTTATTATTCACAAAAATAAGTCCACCAGCGGTCAGGCAAGGTATCTATCCGGCAGGACGATTTATGCCGGTGGACTTATGTTTGTAAAAAAATGGCGGCCGGCTGGTGGAATGTACCGTGGTATGCACGGCCGCTAATGGTATTACATGGTTATTGTTATGGGGTCGTTTACTCTTCACACAGTTATTCAGATACGCAGCCGTTACTGCGGTTGTACTGTTAAAGCACAGCGGGCTTCCCACTCAGCGATCTCTTTATCAAGGCGCTCAATTAAACGCTGGTGGCTTGCTCTCGAATCACGGAGCACCTGCAACTGATTAATGGACTTTGCTTTCTCGGTGATCCACTGAGCGACATCGTCGGCAGACATATTACTGGTGATGGTAGGTTCTGTTTGCATGGTTAATCTCCTGTCTTCGTTGAAAACAAGAATGAAACCAAAAGTAGATTATGTCAACTACTAAAAGTAGAGAGTGAGAGCGTAAAAAAACCAGCATAGGCTGGTTTTCTGTGTTTATGAGAAGTATTTAATGTTCATCGGTATACTAATCAATAGTTTGCCGTGGAAATACAATTCATGCATTTCATGTTCTTCGATGTGAAAAGGCGGATAAAAGTCATTGTCGGATATAACGGCCAGTTTGCGGCCTTTAACTTTTTGCAGGCGTTTGATGAACGTTGATCCTTCAAAATTAAAGACATAGATACCATCGCCAGTAAACTGTCCGACTTTAGTATCAATAAACAGCAAATCCTTCGGGTTCAGGGTCGGTGTCATGCTGTCACCATCCGCATTGATAATGACCACACCTTCAAGCGTCCGGCGGCCAAACATTTCATAGATGCGGTCCTGCGGGATCTCGATTGACCTGATCACTTCCGGGAAGGGATTGTTGATGTAGCCATTCCCAGCGGATGCAAATGCCTCGATTTGCCTCACTGTAACAGTATCTGTAGCCATCTTGTCGACCGTTCCATCAGCTCGCACACCATAATCAAGATACACAGGTGTCGACTTAACAACTTCAGCCACTCGTTCCATTTTGTCGTCACGAGGCTTGGCAGAGCCCAGGGTATACCGGCGCGCCATTTCATACGTAACGCCTACACCCTCGGATAGTTGTTTAACGTCAACCCCCGCTTCAGTCATGCGCTGCACCAGTCGGTCAGCAAAGCTTTTGTATTTCGGAATTTCTACCATAGGTAGAAGTCTATCCACTACATCCAAAATTGTCATTTCTATTATAAGTTGCCTTTATTATCTACTTTAAGTAGTATTATTTTATTGATAACAGGAGGCGCGAATGCAACAACAAAGCATTACAGAAAAGGCAATTGAAGCGGTGGGTTCACCATCAGCGGTGTCCCGGATGTTTGGGTTTAAATCACCTCAGTCTGTATTTAACTGGATCAAGAACAATCAGGTTCCGGCGGAAAGGGTTATCCACCTGTGCGAGCTGGGTAATTGGGTGATAACACCAAACCAATTGCGGCCGGATCTCTATCCAAATGTATCGGATGGATTACCAAACGATACCAAAACCATCTGACCCAGTTAACTACAACCCTACCTGAAAGCGAGTAGGCAATGAAAAACGAATCACTGAAAGAAGTAGTAAAAAAGATGTGCTGTGCCATGCCGGGTGGACGGGAAGCGCTGGCCGGTGCGCTGGGGATGTCACTGACGACATTCAACAACAATCTGTACGAGAAGAACGGCTGCCGGTTTTTCGACAATGACGAGCTGGAAGCGATGGAAGATCTGACTAAAACCCGTCACTTGGTCGAATACCACATGGACCGGCACGGTATTACACCGATGGAAGCGATAGAACCCGAAAATATCGACGAAGTGGAATTATTCAAAATACAGACAAACCTGAGCTCCCACCAGGGACAACTTGCATCACTTATCCAGAAAAGCCTTGAAGACGATGTACTGACCGCGGAAGAAATGACGGCCATCTATAAAAAAATGAACAAGGTATTCGCCTATGCGCTGGGTTTTGTCGCATCACTGAAAGCGGTCTACGGGGTGGGAAATGATTCAGGTAACCAGAAAGGGTGAAGCCGAAGGTATACGGCCTCCGGCTTCGGTCGCGCTATATCAATTGTGTGAAGAGATAAACGCATGAGCAGATTAACTCATTCAGAACCAGAAAAGCAATTTAAATGCCTCGTTATTGGTAATGAACCATTTCGTTATGTTGAAAGCATACCTGCTGGTGGCATAGCGGACAACTACCGGGAAGCACCGGAAATGGTAGAGCGGGCAGAGCTGAAAGAATACTGGTCAAAATACTATTACCGCAGCGGAGGACAGGATGCCTAAAGAAACAGCTGACAATCTTGATCGGTATTACACCGACAGCCGCGGGCGGAAAGTTCACGTTATCCGGTTTGACCGGCAAAACAGCCGGGTGATTTTCATGCGTGACGGCTATGAACATCCGTGCTTTGAACCTCTGAAAACCTTTCAGGAGCGGTATACACGCGTGGATGAGGTGAAACCATGAGCATGATTTTAACCGCACGGGCTTTGCAGATAAAAACCGGCAACGCGCTGCGCAAACTGGTTCTGGTCAAACTGGCGGATAACGCCAACGACCAGGGCGAATCGTGGCCGTCTGTGCCGTACATTGCTGAGCAGTGCGAAATGTCAGAGCGCTCAGTACAGAACCACATTAATGCCCTGGTGGAAATGGGGCTGGTTCGTATCGAATCCCGCAAATCGGCCAACGGTCTGAATCAGTCAAATATCTATCATCTGCGCCTGAATGCTGCCGCCGTGAGTGGTGAATCTCCTGCACCATATGGTGCAAATCCTGCGGGGGTAAGTGGTGCAAATGGTTCCGGGACTGGTGCAGGAGATTCACCAGGTGGTGCAACTGGTTCCGATAGTGGTGCAGGAGCTGCACCCAGAATCAGTAATGATCCAGTCATAGATCCAGATAATAAAAATATTATCTCCCGCGATGAAAAAACTAACGTCAAAACCGCAATGCCGGAAAGGTTTGAACCGGGTTGTGATCATGCTGCAAAAGCTGAGGCATCCGGACTGGATGTTCAGGACGAGTTTCAGAAGTTCAGCGACTACCACGCCAGCAAGGGTACGAAATACACCGACTGGCACCGCGCATTCAGCTACTGGCTTGGACAGGCTGCCAACTTCAAACGCAGAGCTGCAGGAAACAGCACTAACTCAGTAGAGCGTGACGAGGCATTCACCCGTCTGATCGGCTCCCGTTCAAAACCACGTAACCGCACCGAGGAAATCGCGCTGGAAATGGCCGGGAAAACCGGTATCCGGACGCAAACCGAGTTTATGGGCCGCAAGACCTGGATTGATATCTGGAAACAGGCCACAGAGCAGGCCATAAAAGAACAGGAGGCAGCATGATCATGCATTCAGAAAGCAAAGAAATTTACGGTGTGAGTGTGGTTCCTGTGATGGTGGTTCTGCACCGGTTTATCCGGTGGTGGGTACTGCGCGACCTGAATCGCGCCTGGTCAGATGATCGCTTTTTTGAAAAGCACATTCAGCGCCGCGGCTGGCTGCATATTGCGGATGCGTTCACATTCCACAACCGGTATCAGCGCTTGCGTGAAGCAGTGAAAGCATATCAGGGGAAGGGCGTTATCTGATGAATTACCTGTTGACCGGCTTTGTTCAGAAGGATGCCCGTATACTGATATTTTATCCGGGGGCGGAGATAGGCAATTTCCGGAATGGCGCCCGTTATGTTGTGAGCGTGGCACCGCACTCAATGAATGGTATTCCGTCCGGACTGGTACCGGCAGATGCACAGCCGCTGCTGACAGATGTTCGGGTGTTGCGCTTTCTGGATAATCCCTCCGTGGTAAAAGCTGCCGGTGGTTTACAAGGATTCCGGCATTACGTTAAATCGGTGGGTCACTGCCAGATTAACGATCCGGAAAACCCTTATCACCACCACGAACTGACCATGACCCGGCGCAAGGACGGATTCATCCGGACGTGCTGGCACCATGACAACATCTTGCGGGCGGGTGATGTCCACCAGCAGCAGGCAGATGAAATTCTGTTACGCAACCAACGGGCATTTGTGGCGAGAAGTATTTTTACCGACTTGCGGTTGCCTGCCGGTCATCTTCTTAATCCTTCCGATTTGTTCACCTGGTCGGTGATGCGCCGTGTCAGTGATCATCTTCCGCCCTTTATCAGCTCATACATCCTGATGCAGTCACCGGAAGAAGAGATAAGCGGCACCATGAAGGAGCATTCCATTGTTCACCGGGCGCGTTCACACAGTCAGATTGTTCAGGGCATTGTTGAGCAGATAAAGCCGGTCGTTATTCCGGAGATAGAGCCGGAGCCACCAGCCAGTTTTATGAAAATCCCGAAGTTAAAACGCTGGGAGTGTCAGAAATATCTGCAGTGGGTGAAAAGCCAGCCGTGTTGTGTGTGCGGCCAGCAGGCGGACGACCCGCATCACATCATCGGTCATGGCACCAGCGGTACCGGCACAAAGGCACACGACATTTTCACCATTCCTCTGTGCCGTATTCACCATGAAGAGTTACACCGCGACCCGGCAACATGGGAGCAGAAACACGGCAGCCAGCTGGAGCTGTTATTTAAGTTTATGAACCGGTCATACGGGATCGGCGTTTTTGGTTAATGCGCTGTACGGAGCGCGGAGAGATAAACGATGATTGAGCACGATTTTCAGTACCTGCGGGATATGGCGACCATCGCAATGACTGATCACAGCAGCAGAACCAAAGGCCAGCTTGAAGCATTTGGGGGATTTGTATTGGGAAACACAACGCGCTACCCACGAAGAAAGCCCCGTGATATTACCATGAACGGCAGAAAGATAAGCCGTGAAACCGATGCGGTATCCTGCTGGTCAACACACTATTCCGTCTTACCGATGCCACCTATTGACCGGGTGGACTATCAGAACTGCTCCTGGCGGCGGGCAATTATGGAGCTGGAAGCAGCAGAACAGTCCTGGTTGTTGTATTGCTACGGTAAAGAGCTGAAGTTCTCACACCAGGCCGCTATCACCACCTATGTATGGAATGAAATGCAGGAGCGAATTAAAGGTCGCCGGCTGTCGAAAAAAGTGAAAGAGCGACTCAGGGCGCTGGTATGGCTGGCAGTACATGATTACACCCTGAACAAAGACGGTTATTACTATCAGTCTGAACTGGCCGAGCTGGTGGGTGTGGCTTCTGATAACTGGTGCAGGAACTACAAAACACATTGGCAGGAACTGTTGCTTATCTGTAAAACTCTGGACTGCGGGGCATTACGGAAAATGAGAAACAACAGAGCGGAAATATGGCGCAAAAATGCAGCTATAACTTGCAAAAGTCAATAATTTGAGTCATATTTAATGGTAATTTGATATGTTGTCATAATTGTATGTAAGCCTCGCAAATGCGGGGTTTTTTATTGAGAGGACTGCATGGCTGAGTGGAAGGGGGTTCCGTATTTTTTTGATGCAACCGGTAAGTTGCAGGAACAGGTTTCTGTGGTTGTCGGGAAAATTCCACAAGTAGTAGTGGAAACCTCCTTTTCTTGGGAAACTGTCATCAGTGCTTTTTTTGCCGCATTAATACCTTCTTTTATTGCTTGGTATGCTTTAAAAAATAATTACAAGTTAGCTGAATACCAAAATAATTTGACACATAAAAAAGAGTTGGTTTTTAATATTAGAGAATCAGTATCTGAGTATGTTACTAATATTTCTCTTTTAATTAATTCACTTTCTATGCTGCAAGAAAACTCAAAGTTTGAAAATGGTAAGTGTGTTGGTTTTTATGATCTAGATATAAGAGATAGTCTTATTAAAAATTCTGAGGATTATGAAATAAAAGCAGAATTAAATAAGAATAAAATAATACTTTTACTTGATGAGTTGGATGATAAAAATAAAAGTCTTTTTAATTTTTTAATTACGATAAATAATTTAACGGAAACAATGAAAGATAAGTATTTAACTCCTGATGAGTTAGATATCAAACAGGTACAAGAAAATTTAAAACATCTTTTAGTTTCAGCGAAGATTATTACCTTAGACCTTTTAGGTGCATGAGGAGTATAGGATGGGAATGTTCCTAATATTCTGGTATTAAGGAATTCATCAGTAACGATAACTTAAAGGTTCAACTCTCCGGAATTTTCGGATAGTTCATATCAAGTTGTCAACTCTCGATTGACAGCTCACATGTTCGGTTATTCCGGACAACTGAATACCAAGGTCGCCCTGTGCGGCCTTTTTCGTTTCTGGAGGTAAGGTGAAATACAATTTAATATATGCTGATCCTCCGTGGATGTATCGGGATAAGTGCAAGTCAGGTAGCCGGGGTGCTGAGTTTAAATACCCAGTGATGACAATTGACGATATCTGCCGTTTGCCGGTATGGGAATTAGCAGATAAAGATTCCTGTCTGCTTGCTATGTGGTGGGTACCGACAATGCCGTCGGAAGCATTGTCTGTTGTGAAGGCCTGGGGATTTCGTTTGATGACAATGAAGGGTTTTACCTGGCATAAAACAAATAAGCATAAAGGTAATAGCGCTATAGGCATGGGGCATATGACCAGAGCCAACAGTGAAGATTGCCTCTTTGCTGTCAGGGGGAAATTACCTGCCCGCCAGGATGCGTCAATATGTCAGCATATTACAGCGCCGAGAATGGATCACAGTAGCAAGCCGGGTATTATCAGGGATAGCCTTACTCAATTGCTGGGCGATATCCCGAAAATTGAACTGTTCGCCCGGAGCAATCACGCTGGGTGGGATGCCTGGGGGAATGAGTGCAGAAATAGTATTCAAATGAATAGTGCGAGCATCATCACCGAAAACCGGGTAGCTGAATGCTATTAAATAACCTTTATTGTTAAATGGAGGAAGGCATGTCGGCATGTTCTGGTTGCGGTTCATCTCTGATTGATTCGCAGGAAATCGAGCTTGATGGTGTGACGTATAAGTCCTGTCCTAATTGTTCAGGCAATGCAGGTAAGCATATTTTTTACAGATATGAAGATTTTGGCATGAGAAATATGGGGGATGGTCGGCACATTGTTCAGTCGTGGTGCCCGTCATGCAGGTCAGACGAAAACCCGTCACTTGAAGTGGAATTTACCTGTTAGGTCACAAGAATAATCTATTACAGGGCTGCGCATTGCGTGGCCTTTCTCGTATACGCCGCCACAGTATCAATCACCTCGTTATCACTTAACACAAGAGCTGTGTGCGGCTTTTTACCATTAGCAACAATAAGAGCATTGGAATAGGACAGGCTCATTACCTAATCCGTATTCGGTCACAGTGCTCTTCTTATTGCATTCCCGCCGCTGGTGGGATTACCAGAACAATGCCGCAGCCACCACACTTTAACCCGTTTAAAACATATAAACCGGTTGCGGCATTTCCCTATCACTCAACATACGGAACACTCCGCAGGGGGTGGATATGCGCATGCCTGACAAATATTCCAGCCCTACAGCATACGCCTGGGGACTTATAACCTCTGCTTTTGGCGTTTTATCTCTGGACCAGTGGGCTATTGTTGCCGGGATCATC